GACGCGGAGCGGGGGGGGGGGTGGTGGGGGTGCCCCGCCCCCCCCTCTCGTCGTTTGTCCGTGGTGGTCGTTACGTTGTGTAGTCCTTGTTGTCGCGGATGAAGTAGGGGAGCGACGCCCCTCCGTCGATACGTCCTTTATTCTCCGAGAGCCACGTCTTGAAGCCCTCGGGGACGTCGCCCACGGCATTAACGCTCCGCCCGTCGGTCGGCTTACCTCGGAGGATCTTCTGCGTGTCGGCGGCCATTTCCTCGGGTGTCTTTAGGATCGGCGTTGTGTAGCATCGGCAGTTGGGGTGCCAGCCCGTAAACTTAAAGTCCTTAGGGTACTTCCCGACGAGGTCGTCGCACATACAGCGGAAGGGCTTGCCGTTGAGGGTGTGGTTTCCCGACAGATGCACCTCAACGCCGACGACAAAGTCCAGTGTCTGCTGGCGTTCGTGGTCGGCCGTGCGGTAGGCGATATTCGTCTCCGTGGCTGCGAGGCGGAGGGCGTTCTTGTACGAGGATCGATACACGCCCTGCCCAGGGTGGTAGGCCTTCGCACGTGCCGATAGTCGAAGCTGTCCGTGTTCATCACGCACTCGCCTAAATAGTTTGTTCGGCTCGCGTAGGAAGCCTCGCAGTGATCGGGAGAGTTCGTCGGCGGACTTGCCCGCACGAATGCCGATGTCCAGACCCATCTCGATCTCGCTCTTAAACTGGTCGGTGTATCGCCATACCTTGTCACTCAAACCCAGCCCCTGCTCCTTGCGCTTCACGAACGCCTCGCGGGCGTCCTCGTTGTTGCTTAGGAGTAGGCGCTTTCGCCCCTCGGGCATCGTCTCGAGGCTCTTGCCATAGACACGTTTAACGAGGTCGTCGGTCTTGTTATTGGCCAGCGTCCACTCGGCGCGCACGCCCTGCTCGATGATCCCCTGCATACGCTTCTGTAGCCCTGCTATAACGCCCTCGATGCGCTTCTTCGCCGCTGGGTGCTTGTCAAAGGTGAAGATCTCCCCCTCGGGAGGCTTGACGCCGTGGATGGTGACGGCTACCGCCACCGCCTCGTATATGGCTTTATCGTACGCCCCCGAGATCATACGGGAGTAGGCCTCGAGGTGCAGGCGGTGCAGGGCTTCGTAGTCGAGGCCTGCCGTGCGTCGGCGTCGGCGCGGTGCGATGAGCTTCTTTGCCATTGTCTGTCGTTAGTCCTTGCGTTGCTCGAAGTGCAGGCAGGCCTCCCTCGAGAGGAGGTCGAGGAAGCGCCCGCCGTGCTTGTTGTACTTACATCGCCCGAGGGTTGGGCGTCCGTCGACGGCCGAGGGGTAGGCGAGATCGTGGATGAGTGCGCAGTCTCGGCACTGTCCGCGTGAGCCTTCCCCGTAGTCCGTGACGGCATTTCTCCTCGTGGCTGGGGTGTTGTTACGCTTCGCCACCGATAGCGCCCTCTAAGGGGTTAAACACGTCCCCCTGCGACTGCTCGACTATCTCGCGCAGCGTCTGATCGACGTCCTCCGAATGGCCGAGCGCCTCGATCGCCTCGCGCTGCGACATAATGGGCAGGCCACCGCTCGCCGTGATGAGCATATTGATCTGCTCCTGCTGGTCGCCGATCGAGAAGGGCGTGATCTTCGTCTCGACGATGAGCGCGTCGATAGCGTCGGCGTATGCGGGGATAGCGCTCTTAAGGAAGGCTTTCACGACATTCAGCTCGCGGTCGAAGAACTCGAGCAGGCGGCCGCTCTCGTCGGTGACCTTCATCTGTGCGTCGATGAATAGCTGCTTACGGCTTTCGCCCGACAGAGCCTGCTGGCTCATCTTCTCGTACGACCAGTCGGGGAGCTGGAGCTGCGTAAAGAACAGCGAGCGGAGGTTGTCGACAAAGAACTTGAGGTTTTCTACGGCCTGCTCCCACGTCACATACTCGGCACGCGCCCCAGCTGGGTACTGCATCACCGAGCGGAACTCCTTATCTTGGCTCTGCTCGTCGCCGTAGGAGATCACCTCGTCGGCCATCACGATAAACAGCGGCTTCGAGTTCTTGCGGAGGTAGTTGCCGTTGCGTGATAGCGCCATTTCGATCTCGTAGACCGTCTCCGAGGTGTTCTCCCAAATGGGCGTAGGGCGGTACATATACACGGCGGGGATCTTGCCGAGGGTGGTAACCTCGCGCTCTACCTCCGCCCATTTACCCTCCCCGCCGTCGCTGTATCGCACGTGCAGGCCGTCGGTGTAGGTATCGAAGTAGTTAATCTTCGCCTTGCCCACCTTGCGGGCGTAGCCCACCGACAGCGCCACGAGATCGCCGAACTCGTCGAAGAGCGGGTACAGCGCGTCGCCGATCATCGGGGAGAAGTTACGGCATCGGAATTTGAGACGGCTGTCGAAGCCGTAGATGTTGTTAGGCGCTTCGGTGGCATACCAAAGCGTCAGCACCTCGCACCCTGCGAAGAGCATATTGAGGCGCTCGATATTGAGGGTGTCGACGCGGTTACGTAGGAGGATCGCCTCGAGGTACTGCGCGACCTCTTTCTGTCGCTCGTCGGCAGGCTTGTAGATGCGCTTGACGGGGATGCCGACGCATAGCTCCGTCATACGCTTAACGGCGAGGCGCTGTAGGTCGAGCGCCACGCGCGTAACCTTCTCGACACCCGCCTTGCTGACAACGTCGGGGTATTGGGTCTTGTCCATCACTGGGTGATACTTCGGGTCGTACTGCCCCTCGAGGTTCTTCTTCCCCGCCCACACGGGTACGTCGATAGCCTTCTCCTTTAGGGCGGTGAGCTTATCCTCTACGGACACGGAGGCGTCGTTGAGGAGGTCGTTAATATGTGACATCTTTCTCTTGTTTTGGTTAGTCGTTAGTGTCGTTATGTAGGGAGTGCGCTATACGAGCGCGCTTAGTCGTGCGAGGTCGATACGGCCACCCGTGACGCCGTGCATCGGATAGAACGTGTTGGCGAGGGCATCGAAGCGGTCGGGTGAGCGCCCGAGGCGCCTCTTAATCTCATCCTTCTTCTCGATGAGGACGCGCCCGTCGGATCGAAACGACCAGCGCACCTCGGACATCTCCTCGGCCAGCTGATCGTCGGGCGGAAGCATCGCGCCCGTGTCGTTCTTCGGGTCGAGCCAGTCGCGCACCGCCCAAAAGAGGTAGGCGCGGAGGTTGGCGAAGCGATACTGCCCCGTCATATCTGTGAGGTCGCGGTCGCGGATCTTAGCGCCTGCGCTGTACTTACAGCTGATCAGTAGATGGCTATCTCCGCCAAGCTCCTCGAGACGGCTATACACGCCCGCGCCCTCGCCGATCGTATCGATGCTCACGATGAGGTTAGGCTCGCGGCGTCGGCGTGCGTGTACCTCGCCAGCGACGGCCATATGGTCGGCACGTCCGCCCGAGTTACGGCAGTCGAGGTGGAAGACGTAGTTGCCCTTGCGTTCGCAGAAGCAGGAGCTGTCGCGCCCCATCCCCGCGACGTCGACGCCGAGGATGCGTTGCTCGTATGCGGGTGGCTCTTGACCTCCTGCCCGTCGCCAGCGCTCGACGGCGAGGTCTATCCACTGCTGAGGGATGAGGACGTCGTCGCCGACCTTCGGGAAGCACCCGAGCACCTTCTTACGAAACAGATCCTCGGGGCGATACCACTGCCCCTCGAAGCAGAAGTCGTCCTGCTCCTCGGTGCGGTCTCTCTCGTCGATCGGCGTACACCACTCGCGGAGCTTATCGACCACCCACGCATAGTCTACCTGCCCAGGGATCACGACGCGCTTCTCTCGCACGTTGGGGGCGGTGAGGCTGTTGAGGCGGAACTTCGCCCAGCGGTCGCCCTTGTGACTTCGGGCGGCGTAGCCCGTCGTCGTGTTAGGGTTGAACACGAGGAGAATGCGGGAGTCTCCCTGCAGGTTACCCTCGATAGCGGCGAACGTATCCTCACCGATACCCGAGGCCTCCGTGATGATGAACATAGTATGCACGGCGTGGAAGCCCGACCACGCCCCGCGGTTGTGGTCGTCGGCCCGAGCGAGGACGGCCGGGACGAGGGCCGGGTAGCGGGCGTAGAGGCGATGAAGGACCTCGATCTCGTGGCGCCGC